GGCTTCGTCGACGAAGATGTCCAGTTCGGCGCGCATCAGAATAATTCGCCTTGGTTGCTAGGGTCACTTCCATGCCGGTGTCAGCCACGCGACGCCCCGTGAATCTCTAATGGCCCAGCTCACGGGCCAGCGCATTTTCACGGCGACGCTGGCGGTCTGAAACAGGCTCTTGGTCGGCTGCGTGGTGTCAGGCGTCGACGGCGAGGTATCGTCCATCACCAGGGTCGCGGCGTTATTGGCCTCGATCTCGGGATCTGGATCGAACGCGCTCACGAGAGCAGACGCGGCCACCACCATGAGATCGCTGCCCATGGCCGGCGTGCCGAGAACGTCACCAATCATCGTCAACTGGAGATTCTCGCGGTAGGCCGAGATGCGCGAGCGAATGCTCATGGCGCGGCCTGGCGAGGCGACCAGCACGTAGGGGCCCGGGCCTCCAACCTGAGCCGCACCATTGACGAGGGTGACGAAGTCCTCATACGCGGCCTCGATCAGGTCGGTGGAGTTGCTCGCGGTCAACGCGGCGATGCCGTTGCGCAGGCCTGCGGGGCGCGCCGCTGTCGCCGCGTTGGCATCAAACAGAGCTTGGTCCAGCGCCGCGCCGGCCGAGCGCATCAGCGCATCGCCGATCAAGGCTTCCGCATTCGAGGAATTGATCATTTCCTCGGTGAGCGCTGCGATGCTGGCGAGCTTATAGGGCAGCAGCTGCGCCGCCGCCGCGCTCAGCTGGCGCACCGGGATCGGCGCACCCTCGGCGACAAACCCGGCGCTCGCCGCACTGGCGGCAAACCCGGGCACGCTGATCGAACCGTGGTTGTCGAACGTCAGCACGATCCCGCCGCGCAGGAGCTGGACGCCCGCGGACATCGGACCAAGTCCCGCGACCGCATCCGCGACCAGTTTTTGCGCCAGCTCCGCGGCCCAGCCGGTGACGGTCGTTTGTGCCGGTGCAGAGGCTGCGCGGACGACGAGGTCGATCACGCCGTCATTGGGCCAGTACGTGCGCGCCACCACGCTGAGCGGTTGCTTCGAGACGGCCGCGACCGTGCGCGCGGTGATCAGGCGCAGAAACGTGTTGCCCTCGATCAGCGCCTCGCGCCGGAAAGGCTGCGGCTGATCTTCGCTGCGCGAACGCGGCAGGCGCTCAATGCTTGGCATGGCACGGGTCCATGGTTTGTGCTAAGAGGGCGGCCCCGCGAGGTCGAGGCGGGTTGTTGCGTGTAGGTGACGGTGAGGAAGCGCTCGGCGGCTCATAACCCAACCGGGCGCTTTCCTGTTTCAGTCAACCTTTGTCACCAGCTTGCAGGCATTGAAGCTCGGGAGCTGGCGGACCTGTTGCTGCATTTGTGCAAACAGCCCAGCGATCTCATACAGTTCGAGTGCCGTCATGGTCGCCGGGTGTTCAAGGAGAAGGTCGAGCCCACAGCACGGTAGACCGAGGCACAAGTGCGTCGTCACCTCGCCATCCTCGCCCACCGAGTAGCCGCGCAAGCGCGGGTACAGGTGCTGCGGCCATTGATCCCGAGGCAGATTGCTTTTCATCTCATTGCTTCCAGAAACAGCAGCGCGGCATAAACCAGGGCCGCGACGACAACCATAAACACCACGCTCCAAACCAGCAGATGAATGAACAATTCCTTCATGGTGTATGGAGCACGCCGAATAGCCAATAGCCCAGGCACCAAAACACGATGCAGATGCCCGCCAGCACCAGAACCCAGCGTGCGACCGGGCGCATTTAGCTGATCAGCGCCGCTGCGGCTCGGCATGCGGGGCGATCGGCTGTGCCTCGCCGACCACGTTGATGGTGCCGGCGACCGCTTCGCCCGCCACGACAGTGACATCGAGCAGCGTCACCAGCTCGCGCACGCCTGCACCGAGATCCGCATCGGCGGTGGCCGTGATCTGCGACGTCCCGACCTCGCCAATTGCCGACACGGTGCAGATCGTGCTGTCGCCCTGATCGACGTCAATGTGTGCCACTTCGGGATTCGAGCTGGCCCATGTGACGTCGCCGTCGACCGCGGCCGGATTGCCGTGCGCATCGACGTAGCTGACCTGCACCTTGATGAGCTTGTCGACCGGTAGCGTGTACATTTGATTTCCCTTTCCCTCGACCTTGAAACGATCATAGACGGCGGTGACAGACACATAACCCTCCTCAGCTGCCGGCCGCAGGATTAGCTCGAGCACGCCGCCGATTTGTAGGTTGATGGTGTTGGGCGCGATCATCAGCCGTCGCTGAGCTTCACCGCGACCAATCTTCTGTGTTGAACGTCCCGTCGGGCCAGAGGAAGAGGCCATCCTGGGCGACGCTGAGGCCGGACCATGTATCGCCGGGATACACCCGCAGCTTGTTGTTGCGCCAGAGGTTGGTCGGGCACTGCGACTGATCGAACTGGTTGGCATACACGGCGGCGTGCTGCAGGAAGCCGAAGATGAAGGCGATGTCGGTGGCGAAGATGGTGTTGGTGACGCGCATCCCGCTGTCGTAATTCGGGCCGTGCCCCGCGTAGGCCGGATCGGTGCCGATGGCACAGGTGTAACCATAGCCGGACAGATAACAGTCATCGATCTCCAGGTTGAAATAGTTCTCTTTGTTGTTGTACTGATAGGCGACGGCATTGGTATTGCCCAAGCTGGCGATGGTGCAGTGGCGCATCAGCACATTGCCGCCGCCCGCGTTGGGCTGGCTCGGGATGATGCCGTCGGTGTGGTCGTTCGTGACTTTGTACCACCAGCCTTCGGTATTGGTGACAGGATCCTTTCCTGGCGGCGCCCAGCCCGGCATGTCTGGATTCATGTCCGGTGGCCAGAAATGGACGTTGTACTGCTCCCCATCCGATCCAGTGACCTGATAGCCGCTTGGGTAGGCCAGCGTCGGATCCCACACGGAGCCGAATCCCCATCGCTGATCGTGCAGCCAGCAATCGATGAAGTTGACCTGGCCCATCGAGCTTTGCGGGCCGGTCTGGGCATTGATCAGGTTGCCGCCGCCCCAGAAGTCGCAGTGGTCGATGTTAATGACTGTTCCTGGTGCAGCAAAAGCAGCGACGTTGAATTGCGTGCTGTCATTGTAGGGGATGCCGTATTCCTGCATCTTCGGATCGGCATAATCGCTGAAGCCAGAGCCGACGCCAGCGGATGGCCATGCGCCCGGTTGCTTGGGATTGAGCCAGCCCTGCGAGGGTGCAGCAAGTCCAGCGGCCATCTCTTCTGGCGCAGCCAGCGGCGTCCAACTGCAATAGTTGAAATTGAGATTGCCCGCGTGCTCCGTCTGTGGCGACTGCGCATTGAGTGACATGTTGGTGCATGCGCCAGTGATGACCAAGCTCTGGAACCGACAGCCGTTGAAGTCCACCCATTGCACCATTGGCGTGTTGGCAGTCCCATCAAGACTCGGGATGAAATTCGGATAGCCCCAAACCTTGCTGATGAAATCCTTGCTGATGACCCTGGTCGGGTTGCTCTGCGTGCCCTGACCCCAATCCGGCGCGCTCGGATCAACTCCACCATTGGCTATAGTCGGTGGCCACGATGATGTCGTCAGCCCAGAATTTTCGTCGCCGTTGCCACTGCCATCGCCACCACCATCATCATAGCCCGGATAGGCGGCGTAGCCGACTGCGTTGCCCTCTTGACCGGGATACGGCGCGGGCGTGGCCTTAGCGTGATAGCGCGATGTGATGATGTTGCGGCGTGGCGTGATAATGCGGCGTGTCATTGGTCGTCCAATCTCCGGGGTCACAGAAACGCGCCGTCCCTGATCTCGTTGATCAGTTGCTCAACCTCGTGTGTGCGTCCGCACGCAATGAGCTGGGCTGGCGACATGCCGTCAGGCAGCAGCTTGTTGTTGGCGAGCAGCCACTCTTGCGTCTCCATCGGCGTGTAGATGTCGAGCAACAAGTTGCTCATCCGCCGCATCTCGGCGAAGTATTTGCTGACACCGCCAGCGCCGTTCGGCTTGGTCATCTCGCGCTCAGTCTCAAGCAATCAACGTGGAAATATCCACCGGCTTCTTGGCTTTGGACACCGCCAGCGCCATCGTCATCGCGACCAGCGCATCGATGCGGCTCGTGCTTTTGGCCTTGTCGAACTTGCGACCGCCAGCCGGGTCCTTCACCACGACGGCATTGAGGGCGCACCAGGTCAAGCCGGGATGCATGCCGTGCCGAATCTTGCGCTCGATGATCAACTCCTCGACCAAATTCACTGCGCCACCCATGTCCTTGAACCCCTGCCCGAAGGGCTGCAGGGGCACGGAGATCCCCAAGCTGTCCAGCTCGCGCTTGAGGTCGTTGATGCGCCAGCGATCAAATGCCAGCATCTCGATTTTGTTCTGAGCGTTGATCTCGCCGATCGCATGCGCAATCGCGCGTGGGTCCGTCGCATCGCCGCCCTTCAGGATGATGCCGTCCCTCGCCCAGGCCTCGTAAGGCGCGCCGTCCTGGTCGCCGCGCTCCTTGAGATCGCCAGGCACCCACAACGTCGGCTTGATATGAAACACGCCGGTCAGCGGATCGCACCACACGATCACCAACGCCGACAAGTCTCGCGTCGCGCCGAGGTCGAGCCCACCATAGACGCGCGCGCCAGGCGGAATGTTGACTTCAGCTCCGCACTCGCGCCACGTCGAAGCCGTCAGGAACCGCGCCTCGGCCGCCACCCGCTGATTGAGCACCAAGTTCCTGAACGAGTTTTCCTTCGCCGGCATCCGCTGTGCCTGGCTCGCCATGCGCCGCACGTGATCGGTCGAGAGAAAATCATCGAGCGCTGGGTTGGCCTTCTTCCACGTGCGCTTGTTCCAGGGATCAGCTTCCGGCGGCGCCGTGTAGAGCGTGAGATGAAACGCCGGGTCCTTCACCTCGCCGCCCTGAACCTTCAAGCCGTAATCAATCAAACGGCTGAGCGGCGCAAAGTCGTTGGCAGCTTGGGTACTGATGACGACCATCAGGGGGTCTTTGCGAGCGCCTAGCGCACTATCCATCGCAGCGTAGAGATCGTCGCTCTCCGACTGGCCCAGCTCGTCGTAAATAACCAGCGATGGGTTCAAACCCATCTTCGTTTTCGCCTCGCGACTCAGCGCGTTGTAGGTCGAGCCGGTCTCAAGGTCCTCGATTTCCTTTCTGAACTTCACCGTGTTGCAGCGCGCCGACAGGTAGTGGTGCGCTTTGATCAATGCGTCCATCTCGTTGAAAATCTTGGCCGCTTGGAAGCGGTCGTTGGCGCAACTGTAAATCTCGCCGCGATCTTCTGCCTCTGGTCCGCACAGGTGACACAGCGCCAGCGCTGCAGCGAGCTGGGTCTTGCCGTTCTTGCGACCCAGACTCAGGATCGCCGTGCGCACAGGCCGATCGCCCTGCTTGGTCTCCTGATAGACGGCCTGGATGAAATCCTTCTGCCAGGCCCGCAGCTTCATCT